TGAACGATAGTATGTATGAAGACATTGCTCTGCATCATCAAGAGGATTACCCAATGTGAGCGTATGCGTTCTGGGGCATCCAAAAGTGGCTGGAGTGAAATCGCTGGAAGTCAGCGTAAAATTACCAGTACTAGGATTAAGAAGAGCATCTACATCCTGAATTACGACCTCAGTGCCAGCGTCTAAACCTTCAGATCTGGCTAGACCGCTGGCACTATAATTCAAGCCGCTGGGATCCATAGCAAGCTCATAGGAGTCTACTTTTGCATCTAGGATCACCCGACCCAACTCATCCGTATCATCTCCCATAATCGAGAGAATAGAGAGCCAACTTTCCTCATCTGCATCCGCGAGAGTAAGGTAGTGTCGTATAGCTGTAGTAACTGTGATTACAGCAGTGCCTCCTGTCAGGGAAGCGCCGTCTACGGTGAACGTAGTAGTAGTGATATTCCACCCAAAGACCAAAGCAGCGGCGGTTCCGCTGACTACTACATCTCCAGCGACCACATTGCTCAAAGCCTCAAGAGCCGCTTGAACAGTAGAAGGAGAAGCATTGTAAGCGATGGCCGCCGTAGTCTGACCGTTGAAGGTTAGGGTATATGTCCCGCCAGTAGCCGTGACAGCCATTGTTCGGATAGCCGTGGAAGCATTGATCTTGAAACCATAGCCTAGAAGAAATAGGGGAATAAGGCTCGGATAAAGCATTCCATCCATTGTCAGACTATTGTGAAATCCAGAGTTGATGGGGCTGCTCTGAAGAGCACTTCCCCGATTGTGGATTCCTGTATGTTCCCCAGAAGGGTCAATCTGATCAAAGATAGGCTTCGCACCGCTAGTCATAAAGCGACCACGATAGAAGGTCAGAGCTTGGGTCTCGATGGCACTCTGAAGACCCAAAGCAAATCCTGAAGTTTGATATAACATTTATGGATTCCTTTACTCAGTGAGATCGGAGTCGGCCAAAGGAATAGAGACCGTAGTCTCCCCCGTTTTAGCCTTCTTACGAATAATTACCTTTCTCCACTTCTTGGGATTTCTCAGGAGAACTTCTCCGACGGAATCCTCAACTTCGTGAACACTCTCATATACAATCGGCATAGGTCCAAGAGCAGAAATAAACATATTTCCGGACTTAGCTGCTACGTCAACGCATTGAATTTTCATTTAAATCTCCGCTCGTACTAAAAGTTCAGTACCAGAGATACAGAAATAAGTATCTTGGCTAAGCCTTGAAGGAAAAGTGAGAATAATAGTTTCAGACAACTGATGGCTTTGAACAGTCTCTCCTAGACTATCGGAGAACTGCGAAAGGGAAAAGTCAGCAGCTATCATTCGTTCCAAACGAGCGGTCAACTCCTTACTATCTTCATAAGCCTCATCTTCTGTGTTACCCTTATTCACGGTCAGAAGATAGTAAGGATAATTTTTATAATAATGTATTTTCCTATCTCCGTGAAAAGTTGTCTCACGAGTTACCTCTCGCCCCATCACTACCCCAGAAGGCGTTTCTCGATCCTCAAATTGACGAACATCACGAAGAGGAACTATGTAAACTTGAGCAAGCTGTAAAGGATCTCCATCAAGATCGACATTACCAGTACCCATAACCTCGATCATTTTATCTTTTAGATATTCGTCCAACAATCTCCAGAGATTACTCACCAGACCGCCTTATTTCTCAGAGGAATACTAAATCTTGAACTAGAAGCGGGATCATTTGTAGTAGTTAATCTTCTAAATTTATCATAATTTTCTGTAGATTTTTGGCGAAAATAAGAAAGTTGATGTCCACCATATTGTCTCTGTATTTCTCTATAATATTCTTCAGCCTCTGGCGTAGCGGCCATCCTACTTGCAATGTCGCCATAAGCCTTCCAATAAATCCACGCTATAGACGCCGCATCTCTAGTAACAGCGTCAGTGATCTCATCGACGTATTGCTCAACGTCGATGAGCCACTGAGCAATATAGGTATCAAGAGTTCCGTTAGGAAACCATTCACCGCGTAGTTCACCTGAAGGAATCTTTAGATCGCTTGTGACTACTGCCATCCTAGCCTCACTTGGGAGCGGTAAACTTCAATCTCTTAGCGCCCTCGACACCTATATTCGGGAAAGAAGCTAGTTTCTTAGCCGGGGTTCCCCGAACTTGACTTACACTGGTAAATCCTGCGGAACGAAGCTCGGCAGCCAACTCTCGACCAAAAGCCTCATCCATCTCATCCCCGGGAAGCTCTGGAGCGGTCCCCTCCCCGGTATGGAGAGGGCTGGTGAGTGACTTTGACTCATCGAAGAGTTTTTGAGCTTCAGGAGGAACGGGCAGAAGAACTTCTGGCTTCAAGCCTTTGACAGCTTCCGCCGGAAACTCACATAGACCAGGACCGTACCATATAGCATCTTTCTTGCCTTTTGGCACAACTCCTCTAGGAACTGACAGATTTACGAGTACTGTCTCCATTCTATACCTTTCTCTCGGCAAAACCTCGCCGAGCGCAGGAACAACCCTATTTGAGGATACCTTTCCTCAAAATAGGGTTCTAAATTCAGGGAAATTCAAAAGCCTAAGCACTTACTTCACTTCGGGCGATGACTATGACATCTGGATTTTCGATAACCGGAAGACCATTGGTTACTCCACGAGCGTGGAGGCTCCAAGGCTCACGCTCAGGAGTAAAGATGTCTGCCCAACGTCCGGCAACACCCTTTCCTTCAACTGTAGGAGCGATGTGAGTATAGCCCAATGCGGTATCGTCCTCGGGATCCGGGGTAGCACCCTGACCAACCCGATAGCCCTGATAGGGCGCAGAACCGAGAAACAGAAGACGACCTTCGGGCATAAACTTCACTTTTGTAGTCGTACCCGGTGAGGCAATGTTAAGAACTTCAGCTTCTTTATCATAAACCAGGAGGGTGACAGTATCTCGAGCATCATCGCTGGGAACCAGTGTACCCGCAGGACGCTCAACCAACTTTTGGATGACCCAAGAGTTGTTATTCTGAGCCACGACTCGAATGTTGTTGACAGAGTTAGAGATAATGTCATCAACAATCGCCGGACCACCGATGATATATCGGATGTTATTGCCCAGAATTTGACGAGCCGCCTTTACATCTGTCCAGAAAAGACTACCCGTGTCGAAATAAGCCGTATTTGCCGCATCGGTCCTCTGAGTGAGAATATTCGCCGTAGGAATACCGTAATCCACCAGGAGGTTGATACCGTTGAAAGTCCAATCGATCGATCCGATTGCCAGAGCTTGGCCTCGCAGCCATTCCATACGATCCAGATGAGGCTGGACAACCAACTTTTGCAAGAAGTTCAACGCCTCTTGCGCCAAGAAATTAGGATTGGGATTCTGGCTGTTCGTCAGAGTGAACCACATAGCCTGGAGCTCGCGAATGGTTTGCTCAGGAAGAACCACCTCATTCGCAATTTTGGCTGTTTGCTCAAGGAATTGACTAATTGTCACCAATCCGCCCGGAGGATACGGGCTATCCATACCGACCATCCCAGCCATCGTACCTACAACTCGCATAGAGCCAGATTTAACGTAATAACTGGGAACAGCGCGCTCAGGTAGAATGCTATTGAAGAGATAATCGCCAGCAGGTCGAGCGGCACTCGCTACTTTGAAGGCTGCTTCAGGACCAAGATCCTGGATAGCCTGTGCAAATGAGAAATTCATTATGTCTCCTTATGCGGAATCGCAAAGACTTGGAAGAAGAAAGACTATGCGTTCGGCATAGTGTCAGCGTAAGTCCGCCACACGAAATGACCGACGCCAGCAGCGTTCAATTCAGTCTTGAAGGTAGCCCAGGAAGCATTGGCATAATCTGGCATTAGGTTCTCATAGAGAACACCAGCGACCAGAGTGCCGTATCCGCTCAGAGCCATATTAAGACCCAACTCATCGGCCATAGTCTCAAGAACGCAGGTAGCGGTTTCACTCCCTGGCCGATCGCTACGGGGAACGATCTTGCCGCTGGAGAGCTGAGCCATCACCGTGCCTGCCGGAATAATCTTGGAGCCAGTGCCTCCGAAAGTGACTGTAGCTTCAGAGTTGTCCACGATATGGCCTGCCAGAGCATCTACAGTGATAGACGTAGCTCCGGCTGCTGCTTCAACAGCAACTTTAGCAAGCATCTGCTGAGCCGTTCCCGGGAAATCAGCAGTAGCAGTATCAGCAATAGCGTGAGGAAGCTTCACAACGGTGAGGGAAGTTGCACCCGCCGCCGCATCTGCGGCCACAACTGCAATTTCATCTGTGTCACCCGCTCCCCCGCTAAAGGTGAGAACTGTTCCTGCGGGGATGGCAACCGGGAGGGCGACTACGCCCAGAGCTACGTCGCCGATGGCAGCAGTCGCATCATTGACCGTGATTGTATAAGCATCAGCAGTCAAAAGACCAAAATCGAGAACTGTACCTACAGGGAGCAATACAGGAAGAGCATCCACGGCGATAGTGGTGTCACCTGCATTGGCGTTGGCGTCATTCAGAGTGACCGTGTAATCAACGCCATTTTTGAAGGTTTCTGGGACCTTCGCCCAATCGATCTGCCGTCCGCCATCGCGGTCCAGCGAACCAGCATCTACCACGAAAGGAAGATAGCTGGGGGTAAAATTTGTTCGAGAAGCCATTAGTTTGTCCTCCGTAAAGGATTGGGTTTAGCAGCAGCACTTTCTTGCTGCCGCTGAATAAAACTGTCCAGGATACCACTCCCTGAAGATGGGCTTCCTGCGCTTTGTCGAGGGAAACGGAAATTAGAACCAGCGGGGGCTTCGAGAGCGGGAAGGTAATGTGCCCACGTCTCAGAGGCAAACTTCGAGAAATCTACATCCCCAGTTGGTGTCTTGATAACTACCTTTGCGAGGGTTGATCCGTTCGCCGGAGTTACCTCATAGACAAGTCCACCCTGGGATTTATCCAGATCTTTCAGTACTTCAAACTTCACATTTGCAGCAGCGGAAACTTCACGAAGAATTTCATCTCGCTCCTGCTCCGCGACACGAGCTTGGAGACTTTTATATTCACCAAGCAATTCAGGCAATTTAGCCGGACTTTCCAGCTCTGCAATTGCCGTTTTCCAGATCTCCGCTTGCTCAGGAGTAAGAGCAAGTGAACCTTCTGGAGGAGTTTTTTCCGCCATCTCAGCTACTTTAGCTTCTGCGGCTTCTTTCTCAGCAGCTAGTTTCCGAAGTTGCTCACGTTGACCGAAGTTCTCTCGATATAACTTGAAAGCAGTCTTCTCGGGAGTATCGTAACGAGCAAGTAATCTCTGGAAACTGGCAACAATATCGTCATCGTCTTCCGATGAACTACCGCCATCACCGCCATCTCCCCCGTCTCGGGGAGTCTCGAACAGCATTCGTGTATGAAATCGATTCTTCAACATCACTTCTCCTTATAGTATAGCATAATGTTCGCTAAAAGTAAAGCCCATTTATGAAGGTTGAGTAAGCTCACTCGAAGACTCTTCTCCAGAAGCTGTCGAGTTAACTACAGAAATTAATTCCTCCTCCTCCTCTTCTCCGGAAAATTCTTCTTCCGTAACTCCCAATCTGCGCCGAGCGTGGGAAAGTGAGGAGAACCCACGTTCTTTTTCCTCCATAATAACTCGACGCTCATCCGGGGAGAGAGGACCGAGATCAATTTCCACGTCGGGAATTACATTTATCGTGGGCGGAGCAGTAGGACTTATCATAGAACTTGCCAAATAGTAAGCCGTTTCAACTACCCATTTCAATGCTTTCCCTACTTCTAGGCTTGTAGGTCTTAGACTAGACTCGTAACTATTACGAGATTGCTTGTGAGCCTCGCCCGTAGGAGTAGCATCCCCGGAAATGAGAGAAAATAATTGATTAGTCTCTTGAAGAATAGCTTTGTATGCAGACTCCTCAGTATCCAGAAAAGTAGTTACAGGAACAGGATCTCGATACACAATACTAGGATTAGCCAAACGTTCATTACCTTCAGCATCGGTATAGGTAATTCCTACTAAACGATTCGTTACCCCCGCACCTACTTGGAAATCGTCTGGCACGAAAGTTTCTTCACCGCTATCGTCTATTTCATAACTCCCAGGAAGCTGAGCATTGAAAAGAGTACGTTCTAGAAATCCAGCAAGTACAACATTTCTTTGCTTCATACTGCAAGCAAGATTCAGAAGAGCTTGCTGCTCCTCAATCTGGGGTGTAATAAAGGGATCCAGAGAAAGCTGGAAATGTGTAAGATTTCCGTGAAGATCTACAATTCCTGTGTTTTCGCCGCGAAGAACGGTCCCCTCCCCGAATTCCGTTAAAATGGCGACAACTGTTTTCTCTTGATCATCAACTAATGTGATTTCCAGATAATTCAACTCAGCAGATTCACCGTCTGGCTTTTCACGATAGGGATATAAGCCTACCAATTTTTGGCTTCGCGGTTCACGCCAGAGCCTAGCTTTACTTTCTACATAGATTAGATCATTTTCATCGAAACCGGTGCATTGTAGATGCACTTCCTGTAGAGCTTCTTCTAGATCCATAGGAGGAATAGAACCCGTTTCATCTATAAGATCTGGAGTTATGAATAAACGCATATATCCGCGTCGTGTCAGGAGGGCGACCGTTAATGCGTGCAAAATAGTTTCCTGTATTTTCTTATCAGTCCACCAAACTCTTAGAGCTTCCTCTATTTTAGATTCACCCTCTATCTCCCATCCGAGAGGTTTCCCCAAAATTCCCGAAACATGACGCTTCACAACTTCTTTGAGGGCATTCCTACTGACGAATCCTCGCTCAATTTCCAGAAGTGTCGATTTGCCTCCTGGGTCTGACAAGGCAGGTCTGGGGCCAACCCACTTATTAGATCCTTGCCAATGATCACCATTGTAGAATTTGATGGCCGAAGCTCCAGTATCCTGTGAATACTTCTTCAGAGCCTCCATAAAATCGTGATACGTCATATTAATAATTCGTTGATCGCTCACTTTAGGCTCCTGGAACTAGTTGAAGAGTAAGCTCTAAGACTTTTTCTTTGATTACGGTATCTGAATAAAAATTCTGGAGCTAGACACAAACAAAATCCATCTCCCTCGTCTGGACTGCGGAAATGTCTATTCTTGAACTCTTCTTTAGTGGTTAGTTTACGAACTTCCACACCTTTACGATTTATCCACTCATACTCTCGGTCTACAAGATCTCCCTCTAAAGTTTCTCCGCAGAACTTGATTGCACAACCCTTCAAGACCTCGCTAGATTGCGCATACAACTCTGTGATTACGTCGAAATAACTTTTCTGGTCTTTAGCTTTGCCGTTGAAATGAACTTCGTGTAAGGTAAAAGTAGATAACCATTCACGAATTTCCGGATCTTTACGCAAGAGGTCAATCAAGCCAGAGCCATAACCACCACCAGCATCTATACGAACGCTAACGTGAGTAACGCCCAGCATCATCAGACCACGAAGTATATCTTTGACTTTCCGATAATACGCTGTAGAGTCTTGCTGACCAAATTGAGCGGCTCTCCAGATATGGCCTCCCCGAAGAACATAGACATTTCCCATATCACTACCGAAACGAGCAACGTCAATTCCAAGTTGAGCTTTATTCTGCTGCTTGGAATTGAAGGCGGGGAGTGAAGTTTGCGCCCAGGACTTCCTATCGAGAGCAGCTTCAAAGCGACCACTGGGAAAGAAAGTCTTATCGCTGCTCATTTTGGGAGCTATGCCTAAGACGCGGAACAGAAACTCATTATTTGGCTCGAATATAACACCCGGCATCCATTCTACTTCAAAAGTAAAATAGTCAGGATTATGCGCAGGTGTTATTGAGCAGTGCTTGTCAATCATATTATTGACATACTGCCGGCGAACTGCGTTAGGAACGATCTCTTTATCTTGAATTACGTTTGGGTGATCAATGCAACTTATCCGAAAATTCTGTACATCCTGACGAAGCCTCTGCTTGAAAAATTCACTACTTCTGGTTCTGGGATTCGCCAGCATAATAACGATGACGATACCGCCAGAGGTCATAGATTCAATGCCATTCCACAGCCATTCATCCATACCTTCTGCTTCATCCAGGATAAACATAAGATATTCGCCGTGCTGACCTTGAACACGCTCAGTTCCTGTTCCCTTCGAGTTCTGTGTTGCTTTTCCCCGAGCGAAATGATTCTCCCCCAGTTTAAGCTCTGGAATCTGCAAAACACGCCCAGGAAGCAAATTCATATTACGATCTACACGAATTTCCTTCCATAAAAGATCATTAATCTGCTCCAAAGTAGGAGCAAAGCTATAGATAATGCTAGGAGCGCAAGTGTCAAAGAAATGACTAAAGATTCCTGCGGCGAGTTTTGTCTTTCCAACTGTGTGCCCGGCCTCAATGCGGAAGCGATTCTTGATAACCATACCGGGCTTCCACGCAGTTAGCTCTTTTTCCGTTATAAGACCATGCTCAAAATCACGTCGCTCATGCAACTGAAGCAAAGCTAAACGATAAGCCTCGAGAACCTCTGCCTGCCCGTCAGAGCGGTCACCTCCCGACCAGGGAGTCCACTTCAGAAACGTCTTGATGTACCCTATCGGATCGAATCGGAACGGGCGGAATATCTTGAATCTCTCCTGAGCCTCGTTCTCCGCCCTCATCTGACTCAGGGCTTCTTCCATTAACTTGTCTAATGCCTGTTGCGGAAGAAGAGATCTCAGCGCCTCCAGCGGATTTGAGCTGTCCGGCAACTGTGTGGAGGAGTCTATCTGGTTCAATGCCGAGTTCTGCAACTGCTACCCTCCAATCGCGGATATTTACTTCTTTGGGAGCATCCAATCCCATCAGCTTAGATCTCTTATCCATGATAGCGAGAACCATACGACCGCTGCGAGTATCTCCCTGAAGAGCATCATCCCAGAAAGCATTCTGAAGCTGCTCTAAACGTTGTAGCTCTATAGCTCTATAAATCTCACGACTGTATTCCATTTCTTTAGCGAAGACAGTGAGATCATCCCGAATACCTTTCTGAAGATCTTTAACGCTCACACCATATTCTTCAGCTAACTCCTCCATAGGAGTTCCGTCCTGAACGTGTCTACGGAATGCCTCAGTAGACCGCGCAAGAATATTCAACTTCTTTGTGGTTGAAGCTTCTGGGAGATCTTTCAGTTTTTTCTTTATACTCAATTTCTCTACCATACTCTACAGTATACACCAACTTCAATAATCTGCCAAGTATTCTTGCGAGCGTGCAGCTCACCACAAGCTAGTGCCGAGAACAAAATAGTGCTATACTAAATAAATTATACTTTTGTGAATAATCGCCTAAACTATGGAGGAGATATGAAAATAGACCCGACGTACATACGTCTTTTGGCTAAACAATCTGACGATATTATGATGGCAATAGCTACTTTCTTAGAAAGAATAAGAGAATTAGAGGTGTCCGAAGTTGAGAGAACGCTAATGCTTACTCACGGACATCACGCTGAAGACCACCTTATCTCCGCTCGGGATGACCTGGAGCGAATGGCAAACTTGTTGGAGGGAAAAAAAGTTTCACATTAGGGCTTGTATTTTTTGCATATTATGCTATAATTTAGGCACGCCGTTATTATAGGCGTAAGCAACCCAAAGAATAACCCAAAGAAAGGTGTAAAATGGAGGCAATTAGCAAAGAAATTCTAGAGGAACGTCGCAAACGATTTTTGGAGATTGAAACAGATTACGAGAATTTGGGATATCAGTATTGGCTTTCCCTAACCCAAGAAGCAGCCACCAAAGAAAGATTTGAAAACCGGCAGGTTGAGGGCCTTGCTTCCGGAGAGGTAAAAGGATCAAATGCGGAGCAGCGACAAGGGAGCGCTCAGCAAGTATATTCCCGAGAGTGGAAAGCATATCTCTACGCTCGTGGCGAAGTGCTCAAACTGAAGCCTGATTTTCAGCTACTTGAGGCAAGATTTCAAATTCAGAAAGCCCTCTTACGGACAGAGGAAGCTCTAATTCGTATCAGCACCGGAGAAAGTGAAGAATGACAGAAGAAAAGTCACTTATGGAATTCGATGGCTTCGGGAAGCCTAGTGGACCTCGCTCCATCCGAAAGGTAATGCAAAGTTTTTCCGGATTTCACAAAGCTAATTTGGAAAAATATGCAAAAGATGAAATCGTAGGGCCAGCGCCCACCCAAAACTTCATCTTCGTATTGCTGAAACCCCCACTACACGATATGTCAAAAGCTACAGAAAGCGGCGATTTAGGGCTGTTGATGCTCACTAACCCACTCTCCAGTAACTTTGAGGTATCTCCCCTAGAGTTTAGCCGTAAAGTGAGCTTAGCATTAGCTCCTATTGCTCGCTTGTACTGCAATCACACACTCCTTATGGCGGGCCTCTCGAAGCTCGAGATCGTGTCAAAAGTCAATGCTCAAAGAATAGTACAACCAGGAGGAAGCTTCACCTTTGCAGTAGATGTAAAGGCATTCACCTGTATGGAAGACG